AACAATTTAATATCAAATTTAGAATTGTTATGCCCAAACTGTCATTCTCAAACACCAACTTTTAGGGGAAAGAATCAAACAAGCTTTGTTTCTAAATTAAGATTAGAAAAATATAATAATCGTGACACTACTGAAGTTTTAGTAAATAAAAAGATAGTTTTACCAAAAGTTGCTAAAACGGTAGTGTTGAAACACTGTAAGGTTTGTGATAACATTCTTACTAGAACTAGAAATGTATATTGTTCATATGAATGTAAAAATATAGCTGCGTCTATTAAAGTTCCTACATATGAAACTTTACTTGAAGCATTTAAAATCCATAAAAACTTTTTACAAGTAGGAAAACATTTTAATGTTAGTGATAATGCCGTTAGAAAATGGTGTATTAGATATGGAATATTAGATCAAGTTAAACAACAAGGCCCTGTGTCGTAATTGGAAGCCGAGGAAGACTTAAAATCTTCTGGACTGTGAAGTCCGTGCAGGATCATCCCCTGTCAGGGCTACTTAAAATTGTAACTAATTAGTATGAAACATTACAAGGAAATAAAATTGTCAGATGGTAATCGAGCACCATCTTCTACTATCCAAGGTTTAAAGCTCGCTTGTCAAAGAGGTAGGTTGAAACCTCAAGTATTTAAATGTATATGTCCAAATGGGAATGTGCATATTTGGGAAATTATTTGTGATCGTGTATTTACTACTGTAGGATATGCACCAAGAAAGAAAGCTGCCAGAGTTGGAAAGGGTAGCAAAAATCATTATCAAGCAACACTTAAACAAGTACAACATGCAAAAGAAAATTAAACCGTTAAGTAAAAGAGCCAATTTCCTATTGGTAAATTTGGCAGCTCAAACACATCCAGATCAAGCGTTTGTGGAATGGGTTCTAGATCAAAATAAAGACTTTAGTGCTCAACAACAAGAATTGTTGGAGCTTGGGTATGTAAAGTTCGTTGAAGAAAATTTAGTTCCTACTACTGCAGGTATTGATTACTTACAGAAAGGTGCTAATACATCTGTAGATGATTTGGTTAAGAGGATCACTAATGTGATTCCTAGAAACCCATCGTTTACTAATATGGCACAAAATTTGACTGATACAGCTTTGATGGGTGCAATTTATGCATTACTTGGAGAGATTGGGCGTAGAGGTGATCCAGATACTCCAGCATATGAGTATTGGAATAAAAAATGTGCAGATTTGGAAAAAGTTCTGACAGGGGCTGATCCAAATTCATTGTGGGAACGTCACAACGCCCAACAAGAAAAATTCTAAATAACAGGTGGACGATTTGATCCTATTAAATGGTTCACTTCGTTCACCTTTTTTCAAACCTTTTATTATGATGAACAAAGTTGGTTCCCTGTTATCAATAGGGAAAAAAGACACCAAATATGAATTGATATCATATTTAGGTGAATGGCGCAGAAAAAGTGATGGACAAAGAGTATTAAAAGTTGCTCCTACTCAAGTATTGGAAGATGGTAGAGACCATGTATATTATGAAGTATGGTCCTGTTTAAATTTAAATACTGGAGCTATAGAAGATAAAAAGATTCCTGTATATGTTTATTTAGAAACAAATCAAGAAGATTTTGTTGATTCTGATAGAAAAGATGTTATTAATGATAATAATGAAGTAACATCATTGTTAGATCATTATTCTTGCTGGTATTCAAATTTTAGAGATAGTAAAAACTTCCATCTTGAAATTGTTCAACAAAAACATGTTGGGCAAATAAATAAATTACGAGAACTGGATTCTGAATCTAGTGGTGATTATGCAGTTGGAATTCGTCTTAAGCTTATGATGAAAGAAAACCCTAATTCCATAATCAGAAGAAGGTTCAAAGAATGGGAAACACAGTTTCCTGATTTATTCACAAAATTGAAAACTGATGTATATATGTCGAGTATTACTCAAAATAACGTTGTTGGTAGTTCTGTTGACAATATCTTATAAACCTAAGTCTGAAATTGATGAAACTACTTCAGTTATTGAATTAGGTTATAGTTATGAATTGGATAAAGATTCTGTAGATCAGTATCCTCTAGATGAGATTATGGCTGCAGTAGCTTACCATGAATGTTATAACTTAAGCAAGTTAGAACGATGGTTGGTTATGGAAGCTTTTCATAACAGGATAGTTTATAACTTTAACAATAATGGTTCAGATGTAAAATCTCAACTATTAGCTTCTAAACAATTTACAGGATTGTGGAAATATAATCCTGAACAATTTAAATTTGATACACATGATACAATATCTGTTCAAAATAGAGAAATGGCTCAATCCATCATTGAAGGTAACAGATTTTGTCCAGATACAGTGTACTACTGGGCAGGCCCTGGTGATCATCGAACTACTCATGGTAGGTGGATGAAGAAAGTTCATATAAAATTACCTAAACAAATTATACATTTATTCAAATAAATACTGAATATGAAAAACAACAAAGTACAACATTATGAAGTAAATAGTGGTGAATTGTGCAATTTAACTTTTTGGGCAGCAGTAATCGCTGTTATTTTATTAATATTTGTATGAGAAAACTAAAGTTAAATACTCAACAAGCTCCTGAAAGTTTTTCTGATTTGTTATGGTTGACTAAAGGCACACCAACAGAAATTATATTTGCAGCTAAACAACATAAACTAACGTGTGTATGTTATTTAGCTACTACACCAGCAGAAAGTGCTATCTGGTTTCATATTAAAACAAAAATTTATGCTTGATTTAGCAATACTCTTGCTAACATGCTTCATAATCCGTATAATAATCCGTGCTAAATGTAATAAAAGAAAAAATCCAAGTTGATGCACATGCAGCTTGGTTAAATAATGGAAAGATTGGTACAGTAGAACAAGCTACTGGTACCGGAAAAACATTTGTTGCTTTTAGGTGTATTCAAAGTATGCCTAAAGGCAGCAATGTGTTATTTTTAGCAGAAACTGTAGTTCGTGAGAATACAGTTCTTAAAGATGCCCAAGAATATAAGAAGTTTTATGGCGTAGATCCTTTACAAGGATATAAATTTAAATTTGCAACTTACCAAGGAGCTTATAAATATAATCTTTGGGATTATTTTCCAGATGCGGCAGTTGATAATACTATTATAGTGATGGATGAAGTTCACGACCTCATCTCAGATAAACGAATTGAGTTTATCCAGAACTCTATTCGGGAGATTAAGTATTTTGACCATTATGCTAAAGTAGGTTTGTCAGCAACAATAGATAGAAAAACACAATACTCAATTCAGGGTCAAGAAATTACTAAGTTTGATTTACTAAAAACATTCTGTCCTGTAGTTTATACTTATTCATTACAAGAGTCAATGGATAATAAAACTACCAGAGAATTACGATTTTTTGTTTTGAATCACGAGTTAGATTCAATTACCAAAAACATTGAATCTGGAGCAGCTGGTGCTAAATTTATGTCTACTGAAAAAGCTAAATATCCATATTTGGATAGAGCTGTTAGAGAAGCAATGTTTAGAAAATATAAGAGTGAAAAAGAAAAAAAAGATTCTGTAATGAGAATTGCAACTACTAGAGCAAGATTTTTATATACTCTTCCTAGTAAAGTTACCTCTTGTAAAGCATTATTACCTTATTTAAAAGGACGAACGTTAGTATTTGGTAAAGATTCTAAATCCTTATTACAAATTTGTCCAACTTCTATAGTTGCGGAAAATCCTAATTATATTCAGGATTTGGCAGATTTTAAATTGGGTAAAACAAATATTGCTTCGGCAAATAGAATTCTTAAACAGGGAGAGAACGTACCTTTGTTGAGTAACGTAATATTAACAGCATATTATAGCAAACCTACTGATTTTCAGCAAATTATCGGGAGGTTGCGAAGTGACATGCTTGAAGGAAATGTGATTATTTATCGTACAAAAAATTCGCAAGAAGAGAAGTGGTTCGATTCTATGATTGTAGGTATGAAAATCGACTTTATTTATTGCGATTCTATAAATCAATTAGTTTCTAAGTTATGAAATCAGGAATATATCAAATAAGGAATCTTATTAACAATAAAATTTATATTGGATCTGCAGAACATTTAAAAGCAAGATGGAGACTTCACAAATGTCAATTAAATAACAAAAAACATCATTGTATATATTTACAAAATGCGTGGAATAAATATTGTATTGAAAATTTTGTATTTGAAATACTTGAGAGATGTGTTCTACAAGATTTGATTTTACGAGAACAACATTATTTAGATGTGTTAAAACCAGAGTATAATATATGTAAAATTGCAGGTTCCTGTAAAGGTGTGAAACGTTCTTTGGAAACTAGAGAGAAGATACGTAAATTAAAAACAGGACTTACACACACTAAGGAAACAAAGTTAAAAATTTCATTAGTTAAAACTGGTATACCTGTTCATACTGAAGAGTCTAAAAGAAAAATTAGTATTGCTAGTACAGGTCGTATAATTTCAGAAGAATCTAGAAGAAAATCGTCAGAAGCTCAAAAGGGTAAAATTTTATCCCCATCACATTTAGCAAATGTTAGAAAATCTAGAGAAAAAATTGTAAAACCTGTCATTCAAATAAATCCAGATACAATGGAAATCATTGCGGAATTTAATTCAATGAGAGAAGCTGGAAGATTAACAAATACTTTTGAATCGGGTATCTCTGCGTGTGCTAGAGGTGTTCTTAAAACTTCCAATGGATTTATATGGAAATACAAGTAGGAGATTTAGTTACAGCATATTGGAAAGGTTATTTTAGAGTTGTAGAAGTTGTAAATATGTGTAAGCCTTTAGATGAAGATCCTAGAATAATGGCTGTACCAGAAGGACATTCAAATGCTGGAGAAATATTTCAGTGGCACATACATATTCAACAAGAATATGATTCTAAAGGCAAACCTAGAAAATCTAAAGAAGTTAAAGTTTGTGATAGCAGTTTTTGTGAACTAGCTAAAGAAGTAATTCCTGGAATTTGTCACGATTTATATCTTACAAGAGATCGACTATTAGACATATTTGACACATTATAAATAAAGAATGACACAATTACTAGCAGATATAGAAGTATATGTTAATTACTTTCTGCTAGGTTACCAAGAATATAAAACTGGTTTAAAAGTCAGTTTTGAAATAAGTGAATTTAAAGACCAGAGACAAGAATTACGTAAATTCTTAAAAGAATTTAATGGATTTTGGATTACATTCAATGGTACTCATTATGACAATGTAGTTCTTGCTCATGGCCAAATTAATAATTGGTGGCCTAACGAAAATTGGGAAACAGTTTGTAGAAAGTTAAAACTGTTTTCAGATAAAATTATTAGTGCTACTGAAGATGATAGAAATGATAATTTAAAAGAAAAATGGTATCCTTGGAAATTTACCAATATTGATTTATACTTATATTGGTCTAAGCTATTACGTTTAAGTAAAAAGATTAGTTTAAAATCTATTGGTATTCAGTTGGGTTATCCAGTAGTGCAAGAATTACCATTTGATCCAAGTAAAATCTTAACTCAATCAGATATTGAAGAGTTAAAACATTATAACTTGGAACACGATTTAGGTATTTTGAGATTACTAACAGAGGCTTTCGAGGGCAAATCTAAAACGCCACTTGGACCATTAGGTACTATTCAATTGCGACAGCAAGTAGTAAATAACTATGGTATTAATGCTTGGAGTATGGATGGCCCCAAAATAGCATCTGAAGTACTATTAAAAGATTATTGTAACATAGTTAGAAAAGATGTCAATGAAGTTAGAAGACTTAGGTTTGATAAACCTGATATTTATTTTAAAAAGTTATTTAAAGATTTAAATATCAAATTCCAATTACCAGAGTTAGTGGATTTATATGATGAATGGTGTTATGCAACAAACACTTTTAATAAAACATTTGTAACTGGAACTAAAAAGCATCCTTTACAAATTAGTTGTGGTGTCGGAGGTATACATTCTGTAAACAGTAATGAAGTCTATATATCCACAGATACACATTCTGTTATAACTGACGATATAAGTGCTTTTTATCCAACTAATATTGAGAATTATAAAGCCTTTAGATTCCCTGAAGTTTTAAATGTTTACAAGTCTTTCAAAACTAAACGTATAACAGAAACTAAACCTGGAATGAAAGCTCATAAAAAAGGTTCTTCTGAATGGAATAATTTCTTTCAGCAAGATCTATTTTATAAGCTAATACTTAATGGTGTCTCTGGCTTATTGGATATGGAACATTCTTGGATGTATAACCCAGAAGGTATAATGAAGGTTAGATGTGGTGGTCAATTGATTCTATTAACATTAATGGAAAAATGTATTCTACACGACTTTGATGTTATTAGCATGAACACTGATGGTTTGGAAGTTATTGTGCCTAATGATAAAATGGATGTTTACTTAAGCTTAGTAAAAGAAGTTGAAGATCAATTTAATGTTGCGTTTGAGAGAGAAAAATATACTAAGATAGTTTATAGTTCTGTAAATGATTATATTGCTATTTTAGAAAATGGACAGCTAAAGAAGAAAGGGTTGTTTGTAACTCTGCCCGAGTTAGGTAATAGTGTAGACTTTTTAATCATTCCCAAACTATTAGAACAATACTTTGTTCACGGTATTAAACCTGAAATAGCTATTAAAGATGAATATCACATTTATGATTTCTGTGCCAGCCAAAAGGTGGATAGAAGTTATACTGTTGAATGGAATGGTAAAAAGCAACAAAGACTGAATAGGTATTATGCTTCTAGTAAAGGTGCATATCTATATAAGTGTAGAATGGTAGAAAAGTTAGATAAGAAAACTGGTATAGTTAATCAAAACTACAGTAGAAATCATATGTTAGGTGATGCTGGAGTTATGCTTTATAATTCTCATGTTCAACAAGAACGTTATGATATTGACTATTCATTTTATCTTAATAAGGTTAATACTATAATTAAACAAATTGAAAGATGCAATCAAATGAAACTTTTTTAGTTAATAAGGAAGAAATAATTCAAATTTTTGGAGAAGATTGGTTGTTAAAACTTTTAATACTTAAATATCCTCATAGAGCATATAGTTTACATTTATATAAGCTTGGACCTGAAAACATGCAACATATCCTCCAGAAATTGCATACTTTAGAAGTAATTACTTAAATCCTTCTCAATTATATTTTGAAAAAACTCTTAAAGGACATATAAGTTATCGTAAATTAAGTTCTAAAGAAGCTAAAGTAAAAATATTAGACGCATTAACTGCTGTAAAAAATGAAAAGACACCGTAAAGTAATTAAAATGTTTGGTGAAGATTATTTTGTAGAGTTTAACATCTGGAATGATGAATATAATGGTAGAACTATATTCTTTATTGGATTAAGAAATATGCCATTAAATACTAGTGCACCTTTAAATTTTAGATGTTATTCTATGGTTAGAACTAGATATAATACTACAACTCGGTCAGATGAAACTTCCTATACAATTAAGCTAACAGGCCAATATAATTACAAAACAGTTTTTGATGAAACTTTAGAATCTGTTAGTGAAGCTAAAAGAAAAGTAATCTGGTTTTTATTCAATAGAAATGGAGACGCTTAAATCATTTACAATAGGAGATGTAGATTATCAACTACAGTGTTGTACATTTAGTGCAGCACATCATAGCCATTCTCGTTATTTTTTAAGAATTTGGAAACCTAATAACGAAAAACTTTCTGTAGTATATTCGTGGCATGATCAGACCTATAATCTTTATCACGTATTTATTCCCGGCATTATTACTAATGGGTTTAATAATGTGAAAGACGTTAAAGTTAGAATATTAGAACATTTATTGTATGGTACTTAGAAAGACATTTACTTTAGGAGATAAAGAAATCAAACTTATATTTAAAACGCATAAAGACAGTAACTATTATAAATTTGTTTTAGTAGTAGGAGGAATTACGTGTATAGTTTACGAAAGGTATGTACATAACTTTATTGTTTACGATACTAGAGATGGATATAATGACGGAGCTTATTATATTTGTAAAACAATATATGAGTGTAAATCTAAAATAATGGAATTATTATTATATGGTAATAGATAAAATGATAACAATTCATGGAGAAAAATGGCAATTGTATGTTACTACAGATAATAATTATTATAATCTTTATATGACTTTAGCTAAGAATAATGATTTAGGAGTATATATTTTTGTTGTTAGAGCATATCATAGATCATATCATAGATCAGATTATAGATTTGAATATCATCGTGGTTTCCAAGGCAAAACCATTTTTGTAAATACAATGAAAGAAGTAAAAATAGAAGCGTTAAAATTTTTAACAACAAATTATGAGTAAAGTTTGGCAACAATCAGGTAATACATTCTTCAAAGGAGATTCAAGCTCCCAAATAGATAAATTACCGTTAGGAGTATTTTTAATTAAAGATAATCCCAGAACAGGTTTATATTTAGACAAAGTATCTGAAAATTTTACATTTAACCATAAAATTTATGGTAAAGACCAAGAATTTATTAATAGGTGTGCTAAAACATACCAAGAAACAAGTGGTAATTTAGGCGTGTTATTATCAGGTACTAAAGGTACTGGTAAATCTGTAACCGCTAAACTACTGTGTAATAAAATGAATCTTCCAGTAATCTTGGTTGATTCTGAATATGAAGATTTAGATACATTCTTAGCAGAAATTAATCAGGAAGTTGTTGTAATGATTGATGAATATGAGAAAATTTTTGAAAAGTCGCACATGCTATTATCTGTGATGGATGGTGTAAGTATGTCTAGCTTTAGAAGAGTGTTTATATTAAGTACAAACGATTCATTTATTAATGAAAATATGCTTAATAGACCTTCTCGTATTAGATACCATAAACCTTATGGTAATCTTGAGCCAGAAATATGCAAAGAGATTATTGAAGATATCTTAAAATATCCTGAACATGCTGAAAACTTGCAGACTTTGTTATCTGAATTAGAAATAGTAACTATTGATTTAGTGATTTCACTTATTAATGAAATTAATATTCACAATGAACCAGCTTCTGAATTTATTAGCTATTTCAATGCTGAAAAAACAAATCTTAAATTTGATGTTTTAGATGAAGAAGGAAATCTTGTTTTTGCAGGAATTCAATTTGCTCATTATAATATTGTAAAGAAACCTAATGGTTATATTGGCTATAGCATTCAAATCCATAACGAAAATGATGATACTATCGTACTAGGAACATTATCTTCAGTAAAAAGTGGAGTTTATACTTTTAAAACTGATGGTAAATATGATAGCGAACTTGATGAAATGGTAGGATGTAACAGCATTAGTTATAAAATCAGAAGGGCACATAATTTAATGTACGCATATTAACATGTTAACAATAACAAACGAAAGTAACTACCTAGCTAAACCAGTTCAGTTAGGTACACCTAAAAAACATCCAAACGCTGATAGACTTCAGATTTGGAATGTAGATGGTTATGATGTAATTACAGATCTTTCAAGTAAAGAAGGAGATTTAAAAATCTATTTCCCACCTGAATGTCAAATTCATCATTCAATCTTGAGTAAAATGAACATGTATTCAGATAAGGATTTGAATGCAGATAATACTCAAGTAGGATATGTCAGTAAATCTCGTAGGGTAAAAGCTGTTAAATTGCGAGATGTAATTTCAGAAGGTATACTTTTACCTTATGTTGAAGTTATGAACAGTTTAGGGATTGCTTATAATGATCTTGAATTAGAAGGTAAATCATTTATTGGTCAGTTATTTGACACAGTTGATGGTACAGTTATTTGTCAAAAATATGTTCCTGAAACTAAAGAAGTTAGATCTGGTACAGGAACTGGAATTAAGAAAAAGAATTCAGTTGCTGATATTTTGGTAGAACCATTTCCATTTCACTATAGTACTTCTAAACTTCAAGATAATATTTGGAAGTTTGATAACGAAGATGATGTAATTGTAATTACAGATAAGTGGCATGGTACATCAGCGGTATTTAGTAACTTGTTGACTAAAAGAAAACTTTCATTTTGGGAAAAAGTGAAACGGTTTTTTGGATCTAATATTAATATACTTGAGTACAGTAAATCATATTCATCTCGATCAGTTGTAAAGTCTATCGAAGATAAATATAATATTCCAGATGGAGGATATTACAACTCTGACATTTGGGGTAAAGTATTTGATACTGTTAAACAGTATCTGTTTCAAGGTTATACCATTTATGGTGAGATTGTAGGATACGTTGGTGATACTAAAATGGTTCAAAAAGGATATGACTATGGTTGTAAACCTGGAGAACATAAATTTTTAGTTTATCGTATTACTGAAAACAATGCCTTTACTAATGGTCAAACTGTTGAGTATAGTTGGGCTGAAATTCTAGATTTTTGTGATCAACATGGTTTGGAAGCTGTACCACAATTATATTACGGTACAATTAAACATTGGAAAGAAGTTCATAACACTACGGGAGATACTCTTTTAGATGCTCTTAAAAAGGTATATCTTGAAAAAGATTGTACTCACTGTATTAGTAAAGTCCCAGCTGAAGGTATTTGTATTAGAAATGAATCTGGTAACAAAATTGCTTATAAACTAAAATCTAAAAGATTTCTGTTAGCAGAAACTGAAGCTTTAGATAAAGGTGAAGAAGTTGTTGAATAATTAATAAACTAACCCTTTCTAGTTAATAGATTGGGTTAGTTTTAATTTTATTAAAATGGATCGAGAATTAATTGAACAAATACAAGAAATAACAGAGTTTAAATTATATAGGTTGTGGAGAGTTGGTAACTCTAAATCAAAAGGAAGTTGGGAGACAACTCAGTTATTTAAAAATATTAATGAAGATACTAGCAGTTTACAATCCACTTAGTGGAGGTAGTTATCATAGAGTTAAACTGTGGTCAGAGTTTGTAGAGAATGTTACTTTAGTGCAAGATCTAACAGAAGATTTAGTTAAGGATTGTGACATTCTTTACATTCACTGGAATAGTAAAACGGCTATAACTCAGTTAAGTATTTGGAGAGAAAAATATCAGTTTAAGATTATTGCTGATATTGATGATACTTGGAATTTATCTGGTCATTTTGACGGTTCTGTATTTTTGAGTCAGCACTTATGCTTATTAGCAAATCAAGTAATTGTAAGCACAGAAAGATTAGTTCCAGACATTATGGAATGGAATAAAAATGTAAAAGTTATTCCAAATTATTTACCTGTTCAACATGGTCAGTTTCAACTAAAACCAAAACCTGATAGAAAGATTAGGATTGGTATTGGTGGATCTATTAGTCATTTTGAGGATTACATGTCTTTAAAAGGAACCATTAAGCAGTTGGAAAGATCTGACTGGTTTAATAAGAATTGTGAATTTGCAATCATTGGGTATGATAATTTAGATTGGAGATGGCAAAAAGTAGCAGATATGTTCAAACAAGTTAAGATCTTTAGATATAAATCTTGTGAAGAATACATGTCTTTGTATGATGAGTTAGATATAATGTTACTACCTTTATTGGATACAGAAATAAATAGATCAAGATCTAATTTGAAGGTTTGGGAATGTAGATGTAAAGGAGTATATCCAATTATAAGCAGTTTATATCTTGATAAAGATGATAATACAGACTTAGTTGTAGAAAATTGGGTAAGAAATATTAAAGATTATATAGACAACTCAAAACCTTATAAATATGAATTTCCAGATTATAAAAAAGAGTGTGTAGATACAAGACTAGAACTGTTTAATAAATCTGTTACAAATACTAGTGAGCACAATTTATTTTCTATTACTTATAAAGAAGATCAAGATGTTGAATACTTAAAAATCCAAAACAGAGTATCTGGTATTGAAAAGAAAAGTTATTTATTTGAATATAATCCTATTATTAATAAAATAGATAAATTTACAAGTGGAGATTCTTACACAGCATTCTTTAGTCATAAGTTTCCACATAAAACAGGATTCTATAAAAAGTATGTAGAAGAAATTTTAGATAATGAAGATTCGGATGTAGTAATATTTTGTAAACAATATTCTAACTATTTAGAGTGGACTGAACAACAATATCCTGGATTTATGGATTTATTTATCAAAGTTTGTCAGAAACTAGAGTTGGTAATTCCGCCAGAATATCCAGTAGTATATTCTAATTTCTTTGCTGCTAAAGCAAATGTATATAAAGAATATGTCGAAGTTCTTAAAAAAGCTATTGATATAATGGAAACCGATTTAGAAATTAAAAAGTTGTGTTGGCAAAATTCTAATTATAAAAGTGGATTATCAACAGAAGATTTAAGGAAATATACAGGATTGGAATACTATCCATTTCACACTTTTATTTTAGAAAGATTGATGTCTGTATGGATTATGAATAAAAATTTAACATATGCTGTATATGTCTAGATTAAAATATTATGATAAAAACTTTTATAAGATTTTGGTTAGCTAAGTTGTTTAGCAAACTAATAATAAGATTAATATGGCCAATTTTATATTTTATTGATCATAAAGCCATGATTAAAGAGATTATTCCGTTTGATGATATTTTTGAGTATGAATGTGAAAGTCATGAAGAAAAGGTTTTGTATTTAATGGCTCAAAATATAGATGTGGATGAAATAATTAACGACGAAAAACTTTGTCGAAAAATAGCTAAAATGTATATTCGTATAGTATTAAGAAATGTTACAGATGAAGATTATAGAATATTAGCTAATGGTAGTTAAAGATGTATGAAGATTTTTTATACCTAATCCTTTTACTTAAATGAAATCTTATTTAAAGTAATTAGGTTTCATTTTTATTTAGAATATGATCTTAGATAATAAACTAAAAAACTATTTTGACAGCAAAGGTCAAAATACAGACGAGTGCATAATGTATTTGCTAGCACTTAAGCATGGATTGAAATATAGATGTTCTGAAGAGACATTTCAATTTTTAGTTAGTGAAAAATTTATTAAATTAGATTTGAAATCTAATACAATAATTCCTTTAATTGGAGTTTATGAAGGTGAGGTTGTAATTATACCTGAAGTTGATTTAAGTGTTGAACAAGAAGTTAGAGATAGAGTTGATGAATATCGTAAGCTATTTAAAGGTATTAGATCTAACAGTATTGGTGACAAACAAAAAGTTATTCAGTTACTCACCCAATTCTGTTTAGAAAATAATGTGGAAATAGATACTATTATATCTGTTACCAAAATATATATAGATAATACTGAATACAAGTTAAATGCTGATAACTTTATTAGTAGATTAGATAAGCAAGGTGTAGAAGTAAGTGCTCTTAAAACAGCTTTAGAAGAGTATAACATGGATTCAAACGACAATGGATTATGGAAAGTGATATAACATTGGGGACTGCTGGTAAAGTAATTAATCAGTATAATGTCGCACTTTTACTTGGAGGATTAAGTCATGCGTTTGTAGCAGCAAGTAAACATCATAGAAACGTTCAAAGAAATCTTAGACCTGAAGATACAGTTGTTATAGATTTATTTAAAAATATTTCAGATATGGACTTGCTAGTTCAAAGTAGAGAGTATGTTGAAGCTTTAATTAAGAGTTCTGAATATCATAAAATAGATCAGTATCTTAACCAAGGATTTATTAGTAACTACATTTTTAAACTAAAAGAGATGTATGAAATATTATGATTTTGTATGTTTGAAATTTGATTTTTGCATAGTAATGGCTAATTATTTTAGAAGATTAGACTTACATTCGTATATTGATTCACGACATGCTAAAAAATATGCTGCTGAATTAAAAGCTCGTGTTCAGATTTCTAATGAAATATTGGTCTTATACGAAATTCTTAATGCTACAACAGAGTTTGAAGAATTGATAAATAATCAAGAGATTATCGACATATTAATATCTCAAGTTAAGTATTTTAGAGAAGTAATGCCAGAATTTTATCCAGCTAGATTTAATATTGAAGAATATGAGCAAGAAATCAAAAAGACAATTTCAGAAATATATTGAGTATTATACTGCAGCATTAAGACGTGTACATGGAGTTGAACGAGCACCTGGATATTTTCCACAATTACATGTAGCAATTGATTTTTCTAAATTACCTCATGAAGATGCTGTTGTATTCGATCTTATAAGAAATGTTGATTTCAATTTACTTTTTCAAAGCATAGAATTTCGTGAAATGTTAAAACATAGAAATAAATTTTATGAATCAAAAATAGTTAAGTTATGACTAGAAAAGAACTTCGACTAAAAAGAAAGATTGGAATTACTCGAATAAGAAATCTAGAATATAAATGGAATAAATATTGTAAACATTTTTGGACTACTTCATTGTATTGGAGAAGAGTAGATTCAATTAAACCTGATAACCCTCAAGCTGAAGAATTGTATAAAAGTAAAGAATTTATAGAAGCTTTAAAAGAACATTCCGATTATGGCAAGAAATAAACCTGCAAAATTTAGATTCGAGATAGCGCAATTTGAATATTTATGCTGGAAACATGCTCATCAAAATCAAGCCGATGTATCTCCAACAGATAAAGTTTTAATTGAAATGATAAAATCTATTGATAGTTCTGAACTATATCATAGTAAAGAGTTTAGAGCAAAATATAAATCGAGAAGTAAACAAGTGAAAAATGAAATACATAAGCATAGCAAAGTTGTATCCAAGTCTGTTTAATTTTATACCAGGCTGGATTAGAGGAACTTATTATTGCATTACAGGAGCAACTGGCTCAGGTAAATCAAAGTTTGCAAGATATAGTTTTGCAGAATGGACTTATAAATATTGTAAGGCAGAAAAAATACCGTTTAAAGTCATATACTTTGCTTTAGAAGAATCTTACGATTTTTTCTGGACTACAATGATTTTAGATAGGTTAAAAGATCGACACAATATTGATCTGACATATTATCAATATAAAGGATTTCATGAAGGTATGACTCCTGAAACTCAATTGTTAATAGATGAAATTTTACCTGAAATTGAGGATATGAAAAAATATATCTCTGTAATAGATGATGTAGATAATCCTACAGGTTTGTTAAAAACAATTGAAAAAGAATTAGCTGAATACGGTCAATTAAGTATTACAAAAACTGCTGAAGATGAACAAGGAAATTCAATAACATTTAAGCAGTTTAGATATAATGATCCTAATTTTCATTGTGTAGTTGTTGCAGATCATATTGGTTTGTTAGTACCAGAAAAGAACATTTATGCTAAAGTTGATACTTTACATTTAGCTATTAGTAAATGGTCAGAGTATGTTGTTAAATTGGTTACAAAAAGATATAATTGTATTACTGTTTCAGTTCATCAGCAAGAAATGGCTTAACAAATAAGGTTTAAGCATGAAATATAAACAATATAAAGATAGTGTTGTAAATAAATATACTCAAGGTCATACATCTATTCAAATATCCGAAGATTTAAATATTCCGTCGTATGCTGTCAGAAGACTGCTACATGAGAATAATATAAAACTTGGACACAAGACTCCATTCAAAAGTAAGAATCAAATTTCTATAAGTTCAAAACTTGTAGAAATTATTAATGGTTCTTTACTCGGAGATGGATTTTTAAGTAGATATATTACAAATAGTAATCGTAAAAATTGTAATAGTAAATTAATGATTAATTATTCGACAGTTAATGACGAGTATGCAAATCATATATTTAACTTACTAAGTTTAGAGTGTAAAACATATAAATATTGTTTTAATCGAAATCTTGAAAATAAAAAGATTAAGGATAATGGAATAGTTACTATTAATACTTGTCAGAATCAATCGTTTAATTCTTTTAGAGATACTTGGTATCCTTTTGGAATAAAAATTGTTCCGTCAGATATTATTTTAACCCCATTAACGTTAGCTATTTGGTTTCAAGATGATGGATATAAACATAAATCTGGTTCATATTATTTATGTACAGATAATTTTAGTTTTGCAGATTTAAAGATATTACAAAAGGCATTACTTAGAGATTTTAATATCAAATCCTCGGTTCATTGGAACGGTATTAAGCAGAGAGTTTATATTAAAAAAGAAAGCTCTGAAATATTTAAAACTATAACACAATCGTTTATTTGTCCTTTCATGAAGTATAAACTTCACTAGGTCATGTAAAATCGGAAGAATTGCTGGAAGTTCCTTAGAGTTCTATAAACTACAAAGTAATCTGAAAAGATAAGCTTGAATGTTTGAAAATTATAGAAATTGGATAATCAGCAGCCGAATCCCTGAACGTTAATAAGTATGGGAAAGGTTCAACGCATAATAGGTGAGTTATAACAAACAATAATCCTAACACGAGAATCCGACAGTTTAATAAACTGAAGATATATGCTGAACTATAGAGAAATCTATAGAGGTAAAGATAAAAAACTTTACGATAACAAAATTGGGTGAAAATAATGACAATTTCAAATTAGGTAGATTAGAACCTAGTGAAACTAAATTGGGAGATAACAAACTGGTAGCACGTGATTATCAAGTAAACATTGGCATCTTTAATCCAATTAAATACAGCTTACCATCGTATTTGGATTATAATATTAAAAGCTTTGGAGATAATTTTAGAACTATTCATATACTTAAACATAGAAATGGTATAGCTAATATAGCTAAAGCTATGTGGTTCTATGGAATTGGTAATAAGTTTGAAGAATTACCAGAAGCTAGTAAAAAGAAAGAGTTAGAAGACTTTATAAAAGCTAGAAGAAATGGAAATAGATAATGACGTTAATTTAGAATCTCCAATGTCCACTCAATATGTAGATTGGAACAAATTACCACCTGAAGAAAGACTTAAAAAGATTAATAAGTCTAGAAATTATTTAAGATACAAACTAATTAAAGGTTTAAGAATAGAATCTTATCATCCATTATTAACTCCAGAAGAAAAGATTTTTATACAAGCTATGAATGATAATAGACAAGCTATCGAATTGGCTAAATATGGTTTATTGCGAAGTTTTTATGAGAATTGTCCTAAAGTTGGAAGCACGTTAGTTAGAAAAGAAAAGAAAATTCCAAAACCTTTACACGATATTATTGGGGATGTCACAATTATCTAAAAAACAACAATTGGCTTTAAAACGAGGTCAGTTTAGAAGACACTTTACTTGTTGCAAAGGTTTACTAGGTTATGTTTGGTTTAACAGAGAAGAATTGTGTTTATCTATAAAAGAGCGAGCAAAAATCCAACAAGCCTATCTTATTTTATGTGACCTGGATGACGACTATGTTGAAACAGGAGTTGAAATGGGATTAAAAAGAAAAACACTTAAAAATATAGAAATTATATGAACGAAGTAACTTTATATGATGATGTTGGAGTAACTTTAAAAAAGTTGCTAATGATTGATCCATATTATGCATTATTTATGATGACTCTTGATAAACAAGAGACGGATAAAGTGCCTACGATGGCAGTAGGATTAAATGGTATGAACGTAGTTCTTTATATCAATCCAAAATTCTGGTTTGGTATGTCAAGAGAAGAAAGATATGGAGTGTGTAAACATGAAATGCTACATCTGTGTATGATGCATTTGTTAACAATGGATAAATATTCAAATCACAAGCTCGACAATATTGCTTGTGATGCTGAAATCAATCAGTATATTAATCTTAAATACCTACCTAAAGATTGTATTACTTTAGATTCTATTAAAGAACAATTTGGGGTTGATTTAGAACCTAAAAAGGGTAGAGATCATTACTATAAAGCTTTACAAGATAAAGTACCTGAAGATCATGATTTAGGAGATGCTGAACATTTTTGGGAAATATTTGATCAGTTGTCAGAAGCTGACAAAGCTGTAATACAAAATCAGATTACATATCAAATGGAAGCTGTAGCTGATGAATGTAGAAAATCCCAAGGAAGTATTCCTGGAGAAATTGCAGCTATTATTGCTCTTAAGAAAGAACCACCAAAGTTTGATTGGAAAAAACATATTAGACAGTGGGTTGGTAATAGTGCCGAAGTAGAAACTAAGACTACAAGATTTAAACCAAATCCATATTTTCCAGGAACACCTACTACAAAAATTAAGCAAAAGCAAATGCTTTTAGCAGCAATTGATACTAGTGGTTCGGTAAGTATTAAAGAGTTGGAAGAATTCATGTCTGAAATCTACAACCTATGGAAAATGGGTAACACAATTACTATTTTATGTGCAGACACCACTATTTATGAACCTTATATTTATAAGGGACAACATGATATTAAAATTCATGGTAGAGGAGGTACATATTTTACACCTATTTTGGAATACTTTAATAGTAGACCAGAATATTCCAGCATGATTTATTTTACAGATGGGTATGCAGAATTACCACCTAATGCAACTAGACCAATGTTGTGGGTAATTTCCAGTAATGGTAGTCCAGATGCAATCAAAGATCATAATGGTAAAAAATTAATTATAGAAAAATAAAAATTACAATGTCTAAAGAAAAACATTCAAGAATTCAATTAACTCCTGTAGCAACAAAAGAGCACTTAATGCAATATGTAGCTAACTGTGAAATGCAAATTAAAAGAGGAGAAAGACCTACTAGCTTATGTATTGAAGGTGAAGCTGGGATTGGTAAAACAAGTTTGATTCGTCAACTAGCTAAAGAACTGGGCTATAAAATTCATGTGGAAAATACAGCAGCTATTGATGATTTAGGCCACTTAGTTGGATTTCCAGATAAACAATATCTGTTTAAGGAAAATGGGGAGCTTAGATGGATTCCATCTGAATTTCATGAGGAATTTAGTAAGAAAGCTGAATTTACTGGTGATACTAGAATGTCTTATGCAGTACCACATTGGTTAAAAGAGTTAGGTCCAGATGATAAGTTTATCTTGTTTTTGGATGATTACACTAGAGCATTACCAATGGTTATGCAAGCTTGTATGTCTGTTACTGAAGAATATCGTTACAAGAGTTGGGAACTACCTAAAAATAGTATTGTGATGTTGTCTACTAATCCAGATAGCGGTGAATATTCAGTTGCTAGTTTGGATACTGCACAAAAGACTCGGATGAGATATATTGAAATGGTTTTTGATACTCAATCTTGGGCACAGTGGGCAGAATCAGCTAATATTGATGGTCGTTGTATTAACTTTGTATTGCACAATCCAGAACTGTTTAGTCGTAAAAAAGATGGAATTGGTGGACTACGTGAGTACAATGCTCGATCTATGACAAAGTTCTTTAATGATATTGGTTGTTTACCAGATTTTTCATCTAACTTAGGTTATGTGAAAATTTGTGGAGATGGTAGCATTGGTCAAATGTGTACTGACACCTTTATTAGTTTTGTACATAACAAATTAGATCTGTTGCCAAGTCCAGAGCAATTGATTAAAATGGAAACTGATAAAGCTTTATTGGCTTTGAGTACTGTATGTGGTAATTATAAAACTAGAGATAGTTTTCAACCTGCAACTGCTAGTATTCTAGCTTCAAGAATTGTGAACTATGTTATTTATGGTCAACATGATGAATGGGGTAAAGAAAAGAATCAAAAAGTTATCAACATGATTTTACACAACAGTTTTAGTGAAGATATGAAATTCCATATGGCTAAAGCTTTCATGAGTCCTGCAGCAAAAGCACAATCTAGTAAACTACAACACATTACTCTACACCCAGAAATCATGAGAATGATGGTTGCTGGATAATTTTAAGCATGAATCCAAAAATAATCAAATTAGCAAGTGGTGAAGCTTTATACGCCAACCGTGATTTAATCAAATTTATTAGATCTGTAATTGCTCTTCCTGGTGAAGTAATTAAACCTGGAGATAATATTTATTTTTTTAAAAAAGTAGATTTCCAAAGAGGATTATTAGATGTATCTGCCAATAAATTTCAACGAGTAATTAAGATGGAAAAGGCTAATGTCGTAGTTGTTAATAGTGAAATGTCATTTCCAGAAAATGGTGTATCGTTTAAAGATAACAAGTTAGACATTAATTTACCAGTTGGTGAAGCTGATGACATACTGTTTAACATATCTGCTTATGGCGCAGATTATGTTGATATTATGAAACAGTGGTTGGAATTTTTTCATTTAAAAAATAAACCACGAGTAGCATTCAATAAAGAAATTATTGAATATGTTAATTCTGGAATTATTTTGAATGAAGAAACTTATCAAGGTGTACAAGATTTAATGAGAAATGATTTGGCTATTGCAGCCAAAATGATAGACACTTGCGATATCAAAAGTTCTTTTTTGTATATCATGTGTATATTGTTTTTTGAGCAAGGATACAATCAACAGAATAGAAGCTTATTTTTAAGACTAAGTTCTGTAACACAATCTTATTTGATTAATCGTGGGTGTGGTAATGTAATTCCATCATCAGTATTTAATGAAATGTTAGGAGTAGATTTCATTCGTGAAAAAATGACTGCTACATTAGTTCATAAAATCAATGAAACTATTAAACCCATTATTGCTGGCACACCTTTAATTGAAACATATAATGTTGATATTGCATGGAAGAAGCCGACACAATAAGTAATTATTATACTTCAGAGCCATTTGGTACTAGATGGCAAATGAAACTTGATGTCCAGAAAGAGTTTGATAATAAAATTGAAAGTGGAGATAAGGTTTATTTTTTAGATAAACCTACTTGCTTAATGTCTGAATTAGATCTATACTTATCTTCAATTGGAGTCATTCGGGTTAAAAAGCAAGACTTGGCTGATAAAATTGTTAATGGTTGGGATTGTTGGTATAGATACCCAAAGTTCAGTATTTCTAGCAGGTTAGATCTAATGTCAGATATTCCACAAGAAATTTATTTACGTCATAAATCAGTATTTCTTAGTAAATTTACAACAGATTTAAAGAAGTGGCAAGATGATCAAAGAATAAGAATTGAGTTTGATTATTCAATGTATGAAACTCTTTGGGGTTGGCTTGAAAGTAAATCTGAAGAAAATATTAGATTAGCAGCTGGAGTTATTAT